GCGTCCATCCTTTGAGCGCTTGTTTAGATCAGTTAAAAACATAGATGAAGCCATTAGATTACAAACCCTGGCGCTGGATATTTCGGCAGGTAGCGGAAAATCTTTGGCTCAGGTTAGCGAAGCGCTAGCTAGAGCATACGACGGAAACTTTGGAGCGCTAAAAAAATTAGGCGCAGGTATTGACGATAGCATCATTAAAAGCAAAGACTTTGATGCTGCCGTAGCTGCGTTAAGCTCAACATTTGGCGGACAAGCTGACGTAGCTGCTAATACTTATCAAGGCAAAATAACGCGACTTAAAATAGCATTTAACGAAGCAAAAGAAACTATCGGCGCTGCCTTATTGCCTCAGATAGATAAATTAACTACCACATTATTAGATAACGCCGTTCCCGCCTTTAATGCGTTTATAAATGGTTTAACGGGTAAAAGCGGCGTAAAGTCAGCCGTAGGGGAAACTAGCCCTCGCCTTGTCGAAATGAAAACAGAATTATCGGCTAGCGAAAAGGTATCTTATGAATTAGGCGTAACGATGTCTAATTTAGGATCTACTATTGCCGACGTATTCAAGACTATCGATGCCGGAACTGGTGGCGAAGGTAGCTCGATGAATGGATTTATCAAAGCCATTAAAGCCGTTAATTTCGTTCTCAATTTGATGTCCGACATTATTGACGGAATCCTTCGCGGAATTAAAGCAATCATCAAAGGCGCAGATGATTTGGCTAAAGCATTCACTCGGATGGGTGATGCTGTAGGAAGATTAAACCCATTTAACACTAGAGTTTCGTACGATGTACCTAATATGAGCGCCCCTAATACTTCTAGCCTGGGTAGCGCTTCCGCCAATTACATCACAGTTAATGGCGCTATAGATCCTGAAGGCACAGCTCGTACGATTATTAACGTACTCAATAACAGCCAAAGCCGAGGCACACTCGGAGCAGGAGCGCTGGCGTTCTAATGGCTGCTTTTACGCCTCAATGGAAAGTCACTATAAACTCGGTAGATTACACCGATGTAACTTTGGCTAATTTAACCATCACTTCAGGCCGTACCGACATTTACCGCCAGCCGGTCGCCGGATATTGCCAAGTAGAGCTGATAAACCTAGACCTAAGCGCTGTGGTTACTGAAATCAATCAAGGCATTACCATTAGCGTAAAAGATTCGACGAATACCTACAAACCGATATTCGGTGGATTCATTTCTGATATTGTCCAGGAAGTCAGGGATTTAGGTAACGTCGCTCAGGTTCAGGTAATCACCATAACCGCGTTAGGAGCGCTTTCACGGCTTCCTAAAGCTACTACAGAAGGCGTACTTGCCTCAGACTTCGAGGGTAATCAAATATATGAATTGCTTTCCGGCGTATTGTTCCAATCATGGGCGCAGACTTCAGCGTCGCTTACATGGGCTGGCTTTAATGGCGAAACGTGGGAAGAAGCTCTCAATACTGGATTAGGCGACATAGATCAGCCTGGCGATTACGAAATGATAGCTCGTTCAGCTTCGACTACTGACGTTTACACACTTGCCGGAGATATTGCTCAAAGCGGCCTAGGTTATTTATTTGAGGATTCTGAGGGGCGAATTGGATACGCTGATTCTACCCATCGAGCGCAATACCTTTCGACGAATGGTTATGTAGAACTATCCGCTAATGACGCAATAGGTCGAGGTATCAGGCTTTATACAAAGGGTGGCGATGTCCGAAATTATGTAACGATATTTTCTGGCAACAATTTTAGCGATGAGAGCGTGGATTCCGACCCTGCTTCAATCGCTCAATATGGCACACTTAGCCAGACAATCAACACTTATCTAAAACATAAAGCCGATGCTGAGGCACAGGCAGACCAATACATTCAACTACGCGCTTACCCTCGCCCTGGCTTAGACGCGATTACCTTTCCTCTCGTTAATGGCGATATAAGTAACGCAGACCGCGACGCGCTTATTAACGTATTTATCGGAATGCCTGTAGATCTAACAGATTTGCCAGCCAATATGAACGACGGCCAATTTCAGGGATTTGTCGAAGGCTGGACATTCCGCGCAGGATATAACACTCTCGACCTGACGATTTTACTTAGCCCACTCTCATTCTCGCTTCAGGCGTTCCGCTGGAACTCTGTGCCTAATACTGAGACGTGGCAGACCCTATCCGGTACACTAGACTGGCTAAACGCGACGATAGTCGCCTAAAGGAGAACGAATGGCAACGACGACAAACTTCGGATGGGAAACCCCCGACGATACCGACCTGGTTAAAGATGGCGCAGCTGCGATGCGTACGCTCGGTAACTCGATAGATACGTCATTCGTAGATCTAAAAGGTGGCACTACTGGACAAGTATTGGCCAAAGCCTCTAACACAGATTTAGATTATACCTGGACGAATGGTGGAGATATTACCGCCGTAACCGCAGGAACAGGTATTTCTGGCGGAGGTTCTTCAGGTGATGTAACTATTACAAATAGCATGGCAACAGCTATTGATGCGAAAGGCGATTTAGTTGCTGGAACTGGCGCAGATGCTTTCGCTCGTTTAGCTGTTGGAGCAAACGACACAGTATTGACCGCAGATTCTTCTACGGCAACTGGCCTAAAATGGGCAACACCGGCGGGCTGGAGCCCAAATTATCAATTAATAAACACCGGCGGAACAGCGCTAACTGGCGCTGCTACCATAACTGTAAACGTATCAGGTAAAAATTCATTAGTATTAGTTATTGCCGATAGTTCTTCCGTGAATGCTGCCTCTTCTATTTTAATCCGTTTCAATAGCGATTCGACCGCTAAATATACAACTGTGGGTAGATATTTTAGCTCGACAACAAACAATGATGGCACTTGGGATACTTTCAATGGTAGCAACGCTATCGGATTAGGTACTACGGGTTCAAGCGCTACAAATCAATTGTCCGCAATAGCTTTTTTCTACGGCACAAATAATACTGGGTTAAAATTTGGAGATATTTGTACATATACAAATGGTACCAGCTATTTTTCCCAGCAAATTAACGCGACTTATACTGGTACTTCAGCTGTTACTTCAGTATCCGTTATAAGCTCTTCAGGAAATTTCGACAATGGTACCCTATATGTTTATGGAGCATAAATGAGCCAATTAATTCACCGGATAGTGGATGTAGAAACTAATGAAATTACAGATCGGCCATTTACCGATGAGGAATTAAAACAGCATCAAAAAGATTTGACGCAATCTATTTTAGAAATAGAAGAGCAAACATCAAAAACAGTAATTCGGCAATCTGCTCTTTCCAAACTCATTGACCTCGGATTAACCGAGGAAGAAATTGCTGCCCTCTAAGCTGACGGGAAATTGTTCTGATGAGCGTATCCCGACGTGGGAAGATTACGACCCCGAAGCTCTCTAAGGCTGCCCAAAAACTACGCTCACAGATTAACGCGACTTATCCAAAGCGCGATAAATCAAGCGATGGCTGGATAGGCGACACTCGACATCAAGCGAGGCCGTCAGATCATAACCCTGACGAGACTGGCATGGTTCGAGCCATTGACGTAGACGCAGACCTAACGCCTAAATACAAAGACGCCTCCTGGGATTTAGCCGAGGAACTTCGCCTAGCTGCTAAGGCTGGCGAGAAACGTATTTCGTACATCATTCATCACGGGAAGATTGCTAGCCCTCGCATGGGCTGGAAGTGGCGTACCTATAAAGGCAATCCACACGCGCATCACATTCATATCAGCTTTACACCATCGGGCGACAACGACGGCAAACCATTCCAAGTAGAGAGCCTAAAGAAATGAAACTAGACACTAAGCAAATCATGATGGGCATAACCGGCTTTCTAGTCTGCTGGCAAGCCACTAACTTCGAGTTGGACTATAGATCCATTCTTTCAGCTGTCGTAGCTGCTGGGTTATCAGGCGCGAACGGGAAAAAGAAGGCATGAGCGTCGGGGATTGGATTGCCGTTGTAGCCGTAGCCTTTACAGCACTTGGCGGTATTACCGGCATCGTTCAATTCCTAGTGAAGCACTACCTGGCTGAACTACGTCCTAACTCTGGGTCAAGCATGAAAGACCAAGTAACCCGCCTAGAGCAGCGTGTGGACGACATCTACAAAATAATTCTTAACAAGACGCTATCCTAGTCCTAGCGTAGGGGGTTCAGCATGGAAGAACAGACACCAAAAGAAGATTTCGTCCTCATGTCCGAACCCTTAACGCCTATGCTGACGATGGCTGTCGAAGCGCAGCGATTACTTCAGGCATATCTCAAAGCTGGATTTACACGTAAAGAATCATTCGATTTAGTATTGAATCAAATGCCAGAGTGGACATTCCCAGGGCAGACCATCATTGAAGAAGATGAAGAAGTAGATGATGAAGACGACGATGATCTATGGGAAGATGTTCCTGACGAAATGGAAGATTACGATTAGACTTGTTATTGTTCCAGACCTCCAGATTCCATATAATCATCCAAAAGCTACCGCTAACGTTATTTCTTTTATTAAGGCCATCAAGCCGGATGCCGTCGCAATCTGTGGCGACGAGGCAGATTTGCCCATGCTATCAAAATGGGAGGCCAACACCCGAGGCGAGTATTCCGTCAAACTACAGTCAGACCTTGACGCAACTCGTAGCGTTCTCGCGTCTATTCGGAAAGCTCTAGGCGACGATAAAAAAATTCACCTCGTACGATCTAATCACACAGACCGATTCGACCGATACATCGAGCGCAACGCACCAGCGCTGGCAACCCTCAAAGGCTTAAAGTACACCGAGCTAATCGGCATCAAAGACTTAGGCATTACCTGGCACGAGCAACCAGGCCTTATAGCCCCTAATACGATTCTGGCTCATGGCGACGAGGGAAGTCTGGCGCAATACGCCGGAGGAACAGCTGCCAAACTGGTCGAGCGCATGGGAAAGAACGTAGTCTGCGGACATACTCACAGACAAGGCATTATATGGCGCTCTACAGGCCTCAGGGGGCGATTAGAGCCACTTTTCGGCTTTGAGGCAGGTCACCTAATGGCTGTAAAAAAAGCGGCCTACACACGGCCTCTAAACGCCCCTAATTGGCAAATGGGATTCGGCATGCTGGAAGTTTCAGGAAGCCTAGTGAATCCAATATCTATCATCATGCGACCCGATGGCTCGTTTACCTGGAGTGGCAAAACCTGGGGTTAAATACTTGACTTGCCCCCATCCTGTGTGAAACCCTGTGGGTAACGGATTTCGCAAGGGAATCCAGACAGGGGCAAAAAATGGTAGATCTAGATATGAATACCGG